GTAATAGGCAACCCAGGTTACACTGGATCGCAAGGTGTATTTGGATTTAGTGGTAGTCAAGGCACCCAAGGCATCCTAGGATTCACAGGTAGCCGAGGTGTTGCTGGACCACAAGGTCCTGTTGGTGATGGTCAAGATGTTAAAGCATTCAGAACAGTCAGAGTAGTCGACCAAAATAATCAGACCACAAACATAATTGCTGACCAAGCAGAAGATGTCTTTACACTTGAAGCTGGTGCCAATGTAGCTCTGGCTGTAGTTGAAGATAGAATCATACTTGCTACTCAAAGTCCCATAGGGTTTACAGGTAGCATAGGTTATACAGGCAGTATTGGATTCACTGGTAGCAGAGGATTTCAAGGTAGTCGAGGCTTTCAAGGCACCAGAGGATTTGACGGTAGCATAGGATTAACAGGCAATGTCGGCTTCACCGGTTCACAGGGCGATCAAGGTAATGCTGGACCACAAGGCAATATTGGATTTAGTGGTTCAGCAGGCGCCAGAAGTGTTATACCTGGATTTAGTGGCTCACAGGGAGCAGTAGGTAGCAGAGGCTTACAGGGCAATGTGGGATACACTGGTAGCCTAGGCGGCATTGGTTTTTCAGGCTCACTGGGCAATATAGGATTTTCAGGTAGCCAGGGATTTATAGGTTTTTCAGGATCACAAGGTTCTCAAGGAGATCAAGGTGACATAGGTTTCACTGGCTCACAGGGTTTTGAGGGGAGCCGTGGTAGAACAGGATACTCAGGTAGCAGAGGTTTCAGTGGTAGCAGAGGTATTCAGGGCATACAAGGTATATCAGGTGTCAGAGGATATACTGGTAGCCAGGGAAATACTGGACCTATAGGTCAAACTGGTTACTCAGGTAGCCGTGGATTTGTGGGCAGTACAGGATTTACTGGTAGTAAGGGTGCTATAGGGCCACAGGGACAGACTGGGGTAGGTGTAGCAGGAAGCCGAGGACCTACTGGTTTTACAGGTAGTATAGGTAATCCTGCTATATCATTCAGAACATTCCGTACTCAAAATGCTGACGGCACTACCTCATTAATAATTGCTGATCAGTATGACGATGTCATGACATTTCAGGCTGGCGATGGCATGATTCTAGACTTTAATGAAGCCACAGATACAATTATATTTGCTAGCACTGGTGGCAGTGGTGGTGGTGGCAACAGTAACGTTAGTTTAAGTGTGTTGAACAATTTTGCTGAGGTTGGATGTTCTTTTATAGAATATAACACCACTACTGGCGTGCTTGAATACACCCCATATGATATTACTGGACTCGCTAGTACAGCAAATTTAAATTTAAGTTATAGACAAAGCACTGATTATACTAACGCTACAGTGTTTGCTGAAAAAACTGAGCGAGAGGATGCTGATCAACAGATATTAGATTATGTTAACTCTGAAATAGGCAGGATCGATTCTGATCTCGCTAACAATGTTATTACCATAAACGAATCTATCACTGAAGCTAATATATATCTTCAGGGCAGAATTGACACTGAAGCTAACTTGCGCCTCGCTGGAGATTCCAACTTACAAGGTCAGATTGATGCCGTACAAGATGAAATTGATCAATTAGAAGATAACTTGGCTAACATTAGCTTAGACCTTGATGGAAACGTAATAGCAATTTATGCCAGAATCGATCAGGTAGATGCTAGTAGTGTTAGCCGTGATGATACATTACAAGCTAACTTAGATACCGAAACAGCAAGCAGAATTACTGGCGACCAACAACTACAGGCAAATTTAGATGCGGCAGTGGGCACCATAGACATTAATTTAAGTGATCTGGAATCGGATCTGTCAGATGAAACCAATGCCAGAGTCAGCGCAGACGATATACTGTCAGACAGAATTACAACTGAAGCCAGTCGCAACGATACCCAGGACGGTGAAATTGACGATTTAGGTATCAGAGTAACTACATTAGAGAACAACGTTGAACTCAGAATTGACTATGATAGCGATCTCAGTGAACTAGGCGATCCAGGACCGTTTACTCCACAGCCAGGTAGATTTATTCCTTTTACAAACACTGACATTGTGACTGATGAATGGGAAGATGTTAGCGCAATAAGTTTTAATACTTTTGACACAGGAAATGTATACCATTTCTTGGATAGAATCAAAGTTACTGATAATTTAGTTTTGTTATCAGCTACTGAATCGTATGCTAGATATGTAGTCACTGCCAATGCTGTGATTGAAGTAGATGGTGCTCAAAGTTTTGCTAAGGTAAGTGTAACTCCCATAGATGTTAAGGGTAATATAAATGCTGGCAATGGTGGCAATACTAGCCCAGGAATTTACCAGGTAAATTTGTATCCAGCAATAGCAAGTGATGTACCCGACTACGATTATGTAAACTCACAAGATAACCGCAGAGTACTCAAGACTGGTGACACCATGACAGGCGCTCTTAACTTATACAATGACCCACAGAGCTTCATGGAAGCCGCTACCAAGCGTTATGTAGATACTCGTGTGGAACGCACAGGCGACACCATGACTGGCAAGCTCACTATTGCTGATGGTGGTTTATTAATATCTAACAGAAAAGATGTCACAATAGATGGCGGTAACCTTAAAGCCATAAACAACGGTACTATTGCTACAAATATTCTCAAGAGTGTGGATAATAACTTAACCCTTAAACGAAATAATGATACTAAACTTTTGTTGGGCTCAACTACTAGTACATCATACCAACCCATAAGATACAATGCTCAATACACGCTCACAAATGATCTAGACTTGATCAACAAGGGCTATGTGGATGCCATAGGCTCAGATCTGGGCAATGTGGTAGTAGATGTTAACAACAAGGTAAGTAAGACTGGTGACAGCCTCACAGGCGGCCTGGTCTGGCAGACCACCGCTACTAGCGCATTACATCCGCTTTCTGTAATTGATTCTCTGGAAAATATAAAATTTGTTGTAAACAACGCAGGCGGTATTGTAACAGTAAGCAATTTTGCTTTTACCGGAATTGATACTCAATACATTTACAAAAAAGAGAACACACCACTGTATTTTGGTATTGGTGGCAAACTTACTGACCAGATAATGTTAAAGTTAAACACTGAATACAGGCCCGACGGTGGAACTGAAATTCGCAGTGTTGATGTCAGGGAATCGTTGGTGCTAGACGCTAACGAGGGCTCGCGAAATATTATATTCAATGGCGCTGGTAATTTAGTTTATAAAAGTGCCAGTATGCCCAGAGTTGAGATCAAAGACGTTGGAATAACATTGAATGGTGTAGTAAGGATCAATGATGCCATAGACCCCACAGGTAATGTACAATTGGGTTACTTAGCTATGTCCAATAGAAAAATTGTTGGTTTAAAAAATCCATCTAGTCCACAGGACGGCGCTACAAAGTATTATGTGGATGAAGCAGTTACTAGTGTTGGTAATGCGTTTATTAAAATGAACCAAATTAATACTATAACATCTGATACAACAATAGATCTAAGTGCGCTTACTAATCCTAAATTTGTTATTAAGAACAACCAGTTTGAAAGTTTCCAGATAACTACGCCCACAGATGCTCCATTGTTTACATCATATAATAATGATATCAGAATTGAAAACAATGCCGGCCAGGATCAGTTTAGTGTACTGAGTCGTAGTCAGAATGATAATCGCTATCTCAGGAAGGACGAGACAACCACGCTGGGTGTACAAACAACCATACGATCCAACCAAGCATATCCATTAGTAGTTCAAAATGACCTGACTGACACTGGTATATTCTTTGAACTTAGAAATGTTAACGGTACCACACTCTGGAGTGTGAACGGCGATGGCATTGTAACTAAGCCCAGAGTACCCACACAAGATACTGAAGTCCCCAACAAGAAATATGTGGACGATGAAATTGCTACTATCCGTAGTAATTTGGTATCACCAGGCAGAAGATTTACTTTTGTTAGTGGTGGTGGCACTGGTGCTGTGAATGGAACACCTGGTTCGTTTACAACAAACGCTAATAGTATAAGTTTCAATGTTAGTGATCTTGATGGCTTGAAGATTGCTGAGGCAGGACAAACGTTTGTGCCTGGCATAGACATGCCCATTACGGCTTATGCATTGATCAATGGCATATTTGAGCGTGTGTGCTTTGCAACATATGGTCAGAATATAACTCAAAACAGCAACAACTTTATAAACATTGCACTCAATACCACAGGATGGATACAAGGTGGCCCCAGCAGATTTACTGCTGGTACTGAGTA